AAAACAACGTGGTGTCCGTTAACGTGCGTGACTCCAATATCTTCCGTTAGTATTTCAGTCCACATTACTGTTAGTAATTTTCTCCATTTCTCGGTAATCGTCTTCTGTTGGTTGAACAGACAGTCCTATTACAAGTTTGTAACAATCCCACCAGTCATCAGCCTCAACCCTACTAACACCGTTTGGATTACCGTCTTCAAACTCAACTACTACCATTATATTCCCCTTCTACTATAGTATAGATGCTGTACGTACTTAACTATTACGGCCACGTTGGTTCATCGTAGTTGACCACCGCTCTCGCACAGTAGTTACACTGTCTGTTACGAAGTATGTTGCACGATACAAAATCGGGATGCGCCACAGAAATGTTACGCTCGTAGTTCTCAACAAAATCGTGGTACTTTTCACGCCGCTGCCAAAACCGACCTTCTGCAAGCGACATACATATAATTAGTAGTTATTTATATTTAAGTGTTGGGATGTGTTTGTCATGTGATGTGTTGGTTGGTTGGGGTGTTGTGTATCCCTAAAAACGGGGAGCGGGGTGGTGCGATACGTAATCGAGTATGCCCCGCCGCAGTTGTGTCGAAACTTTTAAATAACTGTGGCGCATAGTAACATGCACACCGATGGTAGAAGAAGAAAAGCTCTACAGAGGAAAAGGTGCTGGCAGTCGCAACAGTATGGGTGATGAAATGGTTACGTCAGAATGGTCGAGTAAGGACAAACGTGCTGGAACGCACACAACCTACTACGCCTCGGACGTTGATGATTTAGATGTCTCTCAACGGCGTAAGAAAGACCTCAAGCGGATTCTTCGGCTTCAAGAGGGTGAGCATCAAAACTCATCAAAATACAAAGACAGAAGCGCACAGAACCGCATAGAAGACCAACGCCGCTGGATCGACTCGTTTGCATCACAGTTGGATATGGCAGCCTCACAGAAAGAACGAATTAAACACCTCGTCATTGACGTGTTTGATCTCCGTAGTTACGGCCCCTATGCAAGTGAGCAAATTATCCTTGCAGTCATTAACGTCGTAGCGCGGGAACAAGGTCGGTTTATTGAAGACGAAGATGGGTTTGAAAACTTGATGGCCGACGTGGAGATCACACACGACGACGGTAAGCCAGACAAAGATACTATGCGCCGCCTTCGAGAACTGACTCGTGATCGGATGCCATAGTATTCTTTTAGGCGAAGCAAGCGACTACTAACGATACGAAGCAGTAGTTCCACAGTGAACGCTGCTTCGCTTCGTCAGTTGTGTGGGAAGCAGCCGACGATGCTCCGCCTCTGCACACCCGTTTTTACGCTACATTCATATGTCTGACAAAAAACAAGAAGAACTGCGAGAGCAAGTCGCTGATTCTGTTCCAGATGATGTGACACTTTTTGAGAGCGATGGCAAAATCTACGGAACTGGCCCGCACGGTGAGTTCCAAGTTGAACCAATGCGGGGCAGCGACGAACCTGTAGATGACAGATGTGGCTGGCCTGTCAAATACCACATGGAACGATATGGACAGGTTCGTTACTGTACGATGATGCCCGAAAAAACGTTTGTTGACGACGGTTCTGACTACTGTAGACACCACAAATGCGCTGAACAACTTATGGAACAAGCACACGAACTTTTCAAACACGGCTACTTCGCAACGAACTACATCAACTTTGCTGAAAAACTTGATCCAGCAAAGTTCCTCTTTGCAGTAGAGATGGTTGGTGGTCTATTTGAGATGTCTGACCACGAGTTTGACCTCACCACCGAGCAACGAATTATCGAGACTGACGAATCTGACCTTATTGAACAGAGTGAGATTGGTGTCGAACTACCAATCCCACAGAACGATTCACTGTCCGTCCAAGCAAACGAGCTTTGGACTGCTGCACTCAAAGAGGTGATGCAGCAGAATATGCAAGAGGCCATCTTCACCGAAGGAATGGAGAAAAAGACACTCGAAGCCTCTGAGGGTATGGAAGGTCAGATTACTGACACGCTCTACGGTGCTGACGAACACCATCTTCATCTACCACTGTCACGAGTTGCCAAAGACATCAAAGAGCATCTCAAGAATGGTGGCGTTAGCTTAGACGACGATGACGGCGGCATTGTGACGTTCCAACGCAACGACTACACATTGGACGTAGAACCAAAAGAAATGGAATCTGACGCCGCTGAAGACTCCTCAGAGGTTGCTGGTGAGTTCTCCGAGTATCTTGACTCAGAAGAAGCCGCTGAAATTGAAGTAGAATAACAATGGGACTTTGGGACAATGCACCATCGGAGTTGAAGCGTCGATTGCCACATGACATTCGGCTATACATGCGTAACGCATGGACACACCCGAATGACCCAACTCGTGAGTACGACTTCTACGGCGATGACGGTGAGGAGTACCTCCATTATCTTGCCGACGACGATGGCCCACTTGTTCCAGAAAACTGGGGCGACATTGTAATCCTTAACTTTGCCCGTGGCTGTCTCAAGACGACGACGGCTGTTGCTGCTGCGGATTGGTCAGTTAGTCAGTTTCCAATGATTGAAGCTGACATTACTGCCCCACGTCAAGAGCAGTTCAGTGAAGTGATGGACAGATTTAAAGGTGCCATCAAAAACAGTGGCATGGCACAACTCCGTAGCAAGAACAACATCAGCCACCAGAAGTTTGAGAGACAACTTGAAAAAGACAACGGAGAAACAGTCCACGTTGAGGCAGATGTAAAAGCCCGATCTGCGTGGGGAGATGGTGACGCACTTCGTGGCCTACACGGGCATCTTGGTATCATTGACGAGTTTCAAGATGTAGACGAGTCAATGTTTTCGACGTTTCTCGAAGCAGTTGACCAGTCCGTGCCGCAAGTTCCGTATTTTCCCACAATTATTGTTATCGGAACACCGAAAATGGGTAACTCATTTTTCCACGACCTCTGGAAAATGTCAGACCAGAAAACATGGGATGATGACGAACTTGCGTGGGTTGAGCAGTCCGAAGCAGACGAGTTTATTCCGACCGAACTTGAAGAACAACGTGAGGAACTCCGCCACGAAGTTACACAACTGAAAGACCTTCGTGGCAATGATGACGTTGATCAAGCCGCCCTCGAAGCAGAGATTGAAACCAAACAGTCAGCTATCGACAAAATAGAAGGCTACACTGTTACGGGCTGGCACATTGATCAGTATTCGTCACCACTGCACGACGACGCTAAGATTGAGTTCAAACGTCAAAAATACTCTGAAAAGAAGTTCAAAAACGAAGTGCTTGCAGAGTTCTACACGCCAGAAAACGATCTGCTGGCTGATGAACACGTTGAAGAAGCCTTTGACCCCGAACACGGCTTTGCGAACCGACGCACCTACGAAGACAGCACTGTAGTTGTTGGCGTCGATTGGGGTGGCGGCAGTGCTGAAGGTGCCTCAGATACAGTCATTGTCGTGGGTGAACGCATCGAGATGGATGATGATTACACCATTGTTCTCCGCGACATTGAGTTTGTTGACCCCGACCTTAATAAACAGGCTGAACTTGAGAAAGTCGAAGAGAAAATCCGTGACTTTGAGGCCGACCGTATTGCAGTAGACGAGGGGTACGGTGCAAAACAGCGTGAGGATTTACAAGAAGGAAACAATATTTGGAACACAGATGGATACGATAACGTCTGTGGCATTATTTACGGAAATATTAAAGACAAAGACGAGCCAAAGTTTTCAGACAGCGGGTTTGAAGACTCTTCGTACTGCACTGTGGCCCGCACTCACATGATTGAAAACATGGTGAGTGACTTTAAATCTGGACGCATTGACATTCCAGCAGCCGACCTTTCTGACGGTCGTGAAGGGACTGAACAGAAAGTTATTGACCAACTGACAGCACCCTACACTGACCGTAAGGAAACGTCAGATGGAAAGAAAAAGTTAAAGGTGATGGCTGATCGGAACGATGATGCGTTTCAAGCATTTGTGTACTTGTGGATAGCGGCGGAGAAGTTCGGTTCTCGACGGACGCTCAAAAAGATTGGAACACATAACAGAGGATAACATACATGACAAACAACTTTGATGTTGACGTTTCTAACGACTCAATGGTTGAGTCAAAAGACTCAACAACCTCGTTTGAGTTGAGTGAGGTGTCGGCAAACACATACTCTGAACTTTCAGAGCAGCGAACAGCGGGTGTCGGGACGCAAACTGGCGACTCCTCGGATGAAATCAACCCACGCCAGTTGATGGGCGATCCCCACATCAATGAACTGCGGTGGCTATATCGCACTTCTCTCGGCAAAACAATTGTTAATAAACCAGTAGAAGACTCGTTCAAAAACGGATACGAGATCAGTGCTGATGGTGAACGTGACCCATCTCAACTGTTAGACAACATTGGGTGGGAAAACCATTATAAACGTGCAAAAAAGAAAGCCCGCCGAGACGGGTTTTCACTTTCTTTCTTTGTACTTGACGACTCTTCAGAAGGAGTGTGGGAAGACCCCGAAAAAGACAGTGTGATGGTGGATGGAATCAAGAAAATGGAAACCATCACACTGGATGACATGGCACGGTACAAAACCAGCCACGGAGCTATTCCAGCGGGTGCCGAAGCCGACCCCATTGAAGACTTAGACTACAACGACTACGAGATTCGCCCCACTGGTATCGTGATGGACACCGACCCCGAATCCGATAGCTACAAAGAGCCGCTTGGATACCTTATTGGCCCGCCAGAGTGGGTTGACAGTTCCAAAACACTTGAGCGAGTGAAGTTCCACCACGCTAATCGCTTTATCCACCACACTGTTAACGACGAAGTTGACGGCGATCTCGATGACGACTCGTTAGGTCGGTGGGAAGGCGACAGTGTGCTTGTGGCTATTTATCACCTGCTTCGAGGACTGAAGAAAGGCAACTGGTCGATCATGCAGACCATTTTCCGATATGCGGCCAAGATGTACCATGTTGAACTTCCCGAAGACGCAGATGAAGATGATTGGGATAACGCCAATGACAACATGGTTAACCTTAATGCAAA